TTTGTATTTCTATTCCATTATATTCAAAAGTCAATAATGTTGTATAAGGATTTCTAATTTTTCTGCTATCTATTACTAAATCTTTTATTAAAAACTTAGGTGCTTGACAATGTTGATTAAAAATAGGTTTCATTTTTACTATTTCTTCCATTTCTTTTATTCTTAATGTATCTAAATCTACTTCACAATCTACTAGTACACAAGAAGGCACAACTTCTACATTCTCAAATGCCCTATTTACTCTCTTAATTAATCTAGGAATATCTTTTGTTTCAACAAAAATTCCAGCAGAATTATTATGTCCTATTATTTTTACTATTTCAGTAGTTTCTAATATATCTTTTAAACTTTCAACTCCAAACCCCCTAATACTTCCTCCGTATACATCTTTTGATTTTGATAATAAAATAACACTTTTCTTATATACATCAACCAAATTCATACATACTAATCCAGTTATTCTCTTATCAACTAAAGTTCCTTCTTCATCTATTATTACAATAGCTTTATTTTCATTTAAATTATTTTCCATTACAAATTGTTTACATTTTTCAACACATTTTTTCTTTGTATTATCTTGTTTTGTTTTTATTGATTTACTCATTCTAACCATAGTTTCTTGTAATGTATGAACTTCTGTTTGTGGATTAGGATTGTTTTTACTTTTTTTAGGTGTATATTCTATTTCTTCTTCTTCCTCTATTAATGCTCTAAATAAATCTGACTTTTCTTGTACACTTCCAAAACGAATTACTGCATTTATTTTATTTGCTATATTAAATGATACATCAGTTGGTGTTAAATTTCCTTCAAGTTTTGCATCTTTCATAAATTCTTTTACTAATTTATTATTTATATTTTTTAATCCTTTATCAACTATATATCTCAATTCAAAATCATTAATAATCATACTATCTGCAATTGAACCAATAGCTACTAAATCTAAATAGTGTACCAATTCATCTTCTGTAAGAGCAGTTAAAAATTTATACGTTACACCAACTCCAGCATGAGCCATACTATATTCATCTAATTGATTATTAATAATTACACCTAATAAATTTCCATTTTGGTCTGAAAATATAGTATTTTGTTCTTTATCATTTTGTTGGTGGTGGTCAAGTATTAATATTTTTTTACCTAATTTCATTAAATCTTTTAATTGTTCAATGTCATTAGTTCCTGCATCTGGTATAATTAGGAAATCAACATCTGATTTTTTAATTTCCTTAAATAATTTTTCATCTGATAATCCATGTGTTTTCTTTTCGTGATGTAATATTTTTATTTTTTCTTTTGGCATTTGACACTCTCTTATTAAAAATAAATACATTAAAGCACTTGAAGTAAAACCGTCAACATCACTATCTACGACTAATCCCATTTTACTTTCCTTATCTAATTCTTCCATAAACAACTTTATACCTTCTGCCATATTTTTAAGTTTAAATGGATTTTCAACATACTCTGATGTAGGATTTAAAAGGAACTCAACATCTTGATTTGTGAGTTCCCTATTAATTAAACTTATCTGTTTTAATGTTTTTCCAAAAGTTTCTTCTTGCAATATCTTATAATCCATATTCTCAATTATCTCTCCTTTATAAGAAAAATGTGTACCACCCATGATAATTGAGTTTCAATATCTATTTAACTATTTCACCTTTTTTAACTAAGTCTACATAATATACTAATTCATACATATTATATAATTCTACTTTTTTCCCTTGTATTCTTCTTACTCCGTTTTCTTTTAAATATTTAACTAACATTGATTTCATAATACCAAATCCTTTCTTTTATTTATTTTATTTATACCTTTATTATACTTATATTTTTATATTCTGTCAATAGTATTTTCAAGTTTTCTTGCATTATTTAATAATTCTAAAAAAATTTCACAACCTCTATCAATAGGACTATCTTTATAATCTATTAAATCTTCTGTGTCTTCAACTATATAACAATTAAAATTCCACTCAATTATCTTTTGATATATCTTATTCATTTTTTTATTCCATTTTCCATCCACATCTTCTTCTTTATCAAAACATACATAAATATCTTCTACTCCTAATTTTCTTAATATATGCAATTGAAATTCTGATACAGAAGACCCTCCTAAAGCTAATGAACTATTAATTCCAAAATAAGAGTTCATTTTTAAAACGGACTTTTCACTTTCAAATAACATTACTTTCTTAGACTTTTCAATAGCTTGTTTGTTTATATTAATACCATATATATTTTTTCCAAGTTGATGTTTGTATGTTATTCTACTTCTATTATTTGTATATGGAATATACTTACGTTTTCTAGCTAATTGATGTTCACTTAAATTACGTTCTCTAATCCCTATTAATCTTCCGTCAATATCATAATGTGGTATAATTATTCCAAAAGTATCTACATCAAACAATATATCAAATAATTCCATTGTTTCTTCTGTAATACCTTCATATATCCATTCAATAGGTTTATAAGTGCTAAATGTATTTAATATATAATCATCATATTCATCTAATACTTCATCTAAATTTATTTCTTTTTTTATAGGTTTTGGTCTTTCAATTATCGGTCTATTTTTTCTACCAAAACCTTTTGGTGTAGTTGATATATTAAAAAAATCTGCTATAAAATCTATTGAGTCTTGCAACGTTTCAAAATTCATAACTTCTTGTACTAAATCTAATATTGAAAAACTTCCACAATTTGAATAACAATGAAAATATAAAGTGTCCTTAAATAAATCACACTTCCAAGAACTTCCTTGATGACAAAGGGAAGTGTTCATTACCATTTTTTCTTCTGTTTCCATTTGAGTATTAAATTCTCCACCTAAATACTCTACCATTTCAACAATCATTGAAAGTGTTAATCTACTTTTCAATTCATTTGCACTTAAAATGTTTACACCTCCCGTCAATTATATTGAGCAAAATCATATAAGCCTTAGCTTATATGATTGCTCCTATTTCTGCAACAACATCTTCAAAATCTTCTAAATTCATTTCTTCTTTATCCATTAAAACTTTAGCTAATTCATCTATTAAAACTCTATTTATAACTAAAACTTCTTTAGCTTTTTCATAACATTCATTTAAAACTTCATCAACTTTGTTTAATATTTTTTCTCTCATAAACATATCTTTTCTATCTATTGATTTTAAACCAAAATCCTCATACATACCCATTCTAGTTATCATATTTTCTGCTATTCTAGTTGCTTTTTCTAAATCATTTGAGCAACCACCTGTAACTTTTCCAAATATTAATTCTTCACTTGCTCTACCCGCAAGGCTTACAACTATATCATTTAAAAATTCTTCTTTAGTTTTTAAGAATTTATCATCTTCATCTTCATTAGCATATAAAACATATCCTAATGTTGAGCCAGTTCTTGGCACTATTGATATCTTTTGTATTTTTTCTGATTTTAATAAATAACTAGTTACTGCATGACCTATTTCATGGTATGATACAACTTGTTTTTCGTGTTCATTTAATTTCTTTGTGCTTGATTTTAAACCAGCAACTTCTCTTTCAAATGCCTCTTCTAATTCTTCATTACCTATTTTTTCTTTTCCTTTTCTTACTGCTAACATACCGGCTCTATTAAGGATAGCACCTATTGTTCTACCACTAAATCCACTTAAATTTCTAGCTATCTTTTCTAAATTTAAGTTTTCTTCTGTTTTCATTTTCTTAGCATTTATTTTTAATATACCTAATCTTGTTGCAAAATCTGGGTTACTTATATGGATTTTCTTTGTCATTCTTGTTAATACTGCATCATCTAAAGCATCTGGTAGGTTAGTTGCAAGTATTACTATTAAATCTTTTGAAGTTTTGAAACCGTCAAGTTGTGCTAATAGTTCGGCAGTTCCACTTTCACGTTCTGAATTGTTTTCTTCTCCACTACGTTTCTTAGCTATAACCTCTGCTTCATCAATAAACACTATTGCTTGTTCACACTTTCTAGCATCATTGAATAGTTGCTCTATGTTTTTCTTTGTCATACCTACATATTTTTCACTAGCATCACCTGACATTTGGAATACAGGATAACCTAATTCTGTTGCTATTGCTTTAACTAACATTGTTTTACCATTTCCACTTTCACCACTTAATAATATATTATTAAGACTTGATGTAACACCTATTGTTTCATATTTCTCTCTATTTTTTATTAAATCTATACTTTCAAATATTTCTTGTTTAACTGTGTCTAACCCTGCTATTTCATCAAAAGTTACAGGTAACGGTTTTGTATAATATTTACTTTTTGTGTAACTTCCTCCATCAGAACTTTTACTATTTCCATCATTATTATTATTTCTCATACCTCTCATTTCATTCATCTCCTCCTTCGCATAATCCATACTTATTTCTAAATCTAATTTAGCACCTTCTATTTTCTTTGTTACATTATCTATTTTTCTTTTTTCGTCTATTTCATTTTGTATTATTTTCATAACTAAACTATCTAAATACATATCTGCAACACTTTCTGCAACTGTAAATCTTTCATTACTTGGTTCTGCTATTTCAAATAATAATTCAGAACCTTTGAACTTTGTATCTTTTTCTATTTTTTCTTTACCGTTTTCATCTAATATTACTGTACAAGGTGTTAAGTTTAGGTAATATCCTTTGCAATATGGATATTTTATAGGACTTCCATAATTGAATAATATTTCTGCATAAAATCCTCGTTCTATTTCTCCTATTTTCTTGAAGACAACAGTTTTATTTTTCATATCTTTTTTCTCCTTTCTTTATTTATACCTTTATTATACTTATCCTTTTATATTATGTCAACCAGTTTTTAATATTTTTTTTAAAAAGGTGTATCCATAATAGCATTTAACCATTCGTCAACTTTTTCATTACCAACTTCACCACTATGACCTTTAACTTTAATAAATTCAATATCTGAAAATTTATTCTTTTCATTTAATAATTCAAGCCATAATTCTTTATTAGCCACATCTTGTTTTTTACTATTCTTCCAACCGTTTTTTAACCAACCATTTATCCATTGAGTTATACCATTAAGAACATAGGCACTATCTAAATGTACTTCTAATTTAATTGATTTATTCTTAATAGCCTTTAAACCTTCAATACAACCTCTTAATTCCTCTATATTATTAGTAGTAGTATAACTAATATCTCCGTCTATTTTAGTATGAATTAACTTATTGTCTACCCAATACTCTAAATAAAAAGCATATGCACCTATATTTTCTTCTTTTCCGTTTCCTCTACAACCACCAAGTCAACCGTCTGACCACATTTTAATTAGTTCAGACATTAATACCACCTCCTTTTTATTGCATTAATACACCTGTACTTACATTTTCACATATACCTCTTTCCATTAATCTTCCACTATTTCCGTCCAATTGATATAAATACACTATACTATCTTCACCACTACGGTTTTTATCAATAAAAAATACTAAATATCTTTTACTTATATCTATACAATCTCTATCAAATTCAAATTTCTTTTCAGAAGGCTTAGTGCTATCAATTATTTTTAAATATTTTTTAATATATCTTCCGTTTATAGGGTCTTTTGTCCATACATAAGGTTTTAAAAAGAAACTTTTATTTTCAGGATTAAGTTCTACACTATTTCTACACTTTCTAAATAATAATATTTTACTTGCTATCTCTTTTATCTGCTTGGAGTTTGTTATTTGTGATGCTGTTAAATAAGAAAGTTTATCAGTTGCACTTAATAATTGTATTGGACACATTATTCCTATATCGTGCTTTCTTCCAAATGTATCTAAATCCCTTGATAATTGAACATATTCATTTGTTACATTACTTTCTAAGTTTGTTGGTTTAAATGTATCAAGTACTAAATATCTATAACCTTCTGTCATTTTTAATTTTAACATTCTATTTGATATTTTGTTAAAATCAAATTCATTCATCGCCCAAAACGTTAATTTACCTTCATACTTTTCTTTTATAAATTCATTAGCTTTAAAAAATACTTGTTTTTCATCTTCACTTAAAGTCCATTTACTTATTTTCTTTCTACTTATTGTAAAACATCTAAAAATATTTATACATACAAATGCCATTAATAAATCTTTGAAATATTTTGATACCTGTTCATTCGATATAAACAACACTTTTTCTCCACTTTCAACTAAACCTAATACCATTTGTAATGTTACAGTTGATTTACCACTACCACTACTAGCACCTATAAACATTACACCATTTTTTCTACATATACCATTAAGTTCATTGTTTAACATTTTAAAGGATTGAATGTATCTATCTTCACCTGTGTCAACATCTTTAAACGTTACAGTAATATCAAATGGAGCAGTATCTTCCATTTCTCCACTTTCTTTTTTAGCTATTTCTTCATCAGTATAATGCAAACTTTCAAGTTTATCATTTTCTTCTAATACATTCATACCTATATTTTGCAATATAATTGATTGAATTATACCCCCAAATTGTGTAGAACTTACATAAGGTAATATTTCCATTGGAACTATCTCAGCCTCGTCCACTTTATACTTTTTATTTAAATCAAAATTTAATTCTTTAGCTTGACTTACAATAATATGCTTTCTTAAAGTATCCACATATCCATTAAAATTTTCTAAAGAACTATCCATTTTTAATAAATTATCAACACTTTCATATCCGTTATAATCTTCAAACATACTACTTAATCCATTTGAACTACACCAAGTTACAAGTGCAAATTTATCTATTTCTTTCATTGTTTTACTTACTTCTTTAGCTAAATTATAAAAGAAAATAGTTTTATCTATGCTAAAATAATCTTCGTTTACCTCATTAATTAAAGTTAAGTCTTTATAAATACACGATAATACCAAACTTTCGTTTAATGCTCTTTCGTCCAATACTCTCACCTACTTTTTATTTTTATCAAACATTTTTATAATATCTAATAAACTTATATTATTTTCTTTCTTTTCTTTCATTTTTTCTAATCTCTTTTGTAATTGTTCTTCTGTTTCTTCTTCATAATCCATTGAAACACCATATGATGTATTAACACTTATATTGTTACTATCATCTTTTATTTTATTCTTAACACAAGCAAATATATATGCTAACTTTCCATATTCTTCATATATACCTTTTTCATCTAAATATCTTTTAATTTCATTTGCATTATTAATCAAACAATTATACAATTGTTTTCTGCTATAATGTTCCTCAATCTCTTTTATCATATTCACCTTCATCTTTGATATACAAGTATAACCTAATATATCATCAACGGCTACTAATACCTTTTTCCATAATTCTTTTTTCTCTTTATCTTCTAAATATTCTTCTTCTGAACAATAATAACTATTAGTTTTCTTTCCTGTATTTTCATTTATTTTAGTTATACAATAAGCACTTTCCTTTTCTATCTTTTGACCACAAATTTTACAGGTAACTTTAGCCATATGTTATTTATCACTTCCTTTAGTTCCATTGTTCCAATACATTTTTTCTTACTTGCATTACTCTACCATATTTATTTTCTACTACTAATAATACTAATTGATTTTCTTCATCATAAATTTCTGCTAATATCTTATAACTCTTTCCTTGTTCTAGCATATTTATTCTCCTTTCTTATTCTATATCTTTATTATACTTATATTTTTATCTTTTGTCAACAAGATAATAAAATAAAAAGAAAGGTAGGATTTCTCCTACCTATTTACCGTGAACCTTTTCCAAGCCACCAAATACACTTCTCACTTCCCATTGGTCTTCTTCTGATAATGCCCAAAACTGTTCTTTATATTTATTAAATACTAACCATTTTAATTCCCTTATTGCCCAAACCGAGTTTCCGTGTTTACCTCTTATTTCTAAGAACTTATCTATCATTCTTATCTCTATTTCACTTCTCACATTAACACCTTCCTTATTATCTTAATTTAACAACAACTGTACAATCATTTAAATTTAATCCTTGTATTAACTCTTGAACTTCTAAAACAGCTATTCTATTTAGTTGTTCATTCATATCTTTGTCAGTATACATATCTTTTATTTTCTCTCTACCTACTTCAACAAAAGTTTCAAGGAAATATTTAGTTACTTTTTCTCCCTCTTTTTCACCACATAATAAATTGTAATCATTTTGTTGCCACAGTAATGTATCATTTTCATAATGAACACTATCCATATCTAATGTAGGTTTATCTATTTCAACAGTTATAGTACCATTATTATCTTGTGTTACAGTAGCATTTGAGAAATAAACATCATAGCTATATACTAAGTTGGCACTTCCTTTTAAAGTTGCTCTTTTCTTTAATCCTAAAAAACTATCTTCTTCAAATATATAAGTATGTGTCATATTTACTTTTGAGTTTTTTAATACACTATAACTTTTTAGTTCATTAAATTTTTCTTGAATTGTTTTAACATTTATTAATGATATAGTAGTATCTGTTGCCTTTTCTTGTACTTGTTGTTTTAAATATAAGTCGGTTTCTAATTGTTTTATTTTATTATTTTGATTATAAATTAATGTAGCTAATATAACTAAAACACCTATCGCAGTAGTTATTATTATTCTTCTAATAAATTCTCCATTATTTCTTCTCATACCTCTATTTATACTCATATTACCAACCTCCCCTTTATTTGTATATCTTTATTATACTTAACTTTTTATATTCTGTCAATAGTTATTTAATATTTTTTCCAATAAACATTTAAAACTTTTACCATTTCATCTGCTAAATGATTAGCCACATAATTAGCATATTTATCTGACATTAAATATTTTAATTCATTTGGATTTGAATAAAAACCTAATTCTGCTAAAAGTGCTACTGTACTTCCGTTTATAACATTCATTTCTCCTATTCTTCCGTTATTTAATAATGCATCTCGTCTTGGTATCATACCGTTATTTTCTATTGAACTACTAAGTCTATCTGCTATATTTCTTGCCATTTGATTTCCTTGATTACTCATTATAAAAAAACCTTTTGAATTGCTATTATAATAATTTGTGTGTATTGATAAATAAACATTTGCATTTTGTTCATTAGCTATTCTGCCTGCTGCATTTAAATCTTGTGATTTACTATAAGTGTCTTGATATACAACTTTGATACCTCTCGCTTTCATTTCTTCATATATTCTTTTTGATATTTTTTTATTTAAATCATATTCATGTATATAAGCACCGTCATTATCTTTGTGTATTTTTATATCAGTAGGTATATCTTTAAAATGTAATCCTATATTGTGTAAATAAACTCGTTTTCCTGGCTTATTTTCATATTCACCTACTCTTATTACCACTTGTGCTTTTCTTATTGCCCAACTTGGTATTTCTTCATCTAATGTTGTTTGCATTTCATATCCACCTATTGTATATTTTATATACTCTTTAACACCTCCTATACTTTCTGATACAGTTGTATTGCTAAGTAATAATGCACCTAATAATAATACTGTTAATAATTTTTTAAACTTATTTATAAGTAGACTTAACATTTCAACCACCCCTTATTTTCATCTGCATAGTATATTATATGCTAAATTTTATATTATGTTACAAGATAATTATATTTTTTTATAAAAGAAGTGGATACTTTAATTATATCCACTTCTTATTTTATTTATACCTTTATTATACTTATATTTTTATATTCTGTCAACATTATTTATTATATTTTTCATATAATTCTTTCATATTTAATATACCTATCTCTAATGCTTCGACATTTTCTTGTGTTGCTACATCAAGAGTTCTTTGTTCTCCATTATAATCAGTTCCTAATGCCCTGTTCATTATGTCGATTGCCTGTTCTCTTAATCCTATTTCACTTAATAATCCACCATATTCTATCATTTCTTTTTTAACTTCTTCTATATCTCTAACAACATCTGCAAATGCCTCGACTGATGATTTACCTATTTCATTAGTTACTCTATCTTTTCCATATCCTTCACAAGCCTTAACAAATGCGTCTTTAACTAATTTAGCAGACTCTCTCTCATTATTAGCTAATGGTATAAATAATGGAATATCTTCTGCAATTGATACTTTATTTTTACCAAAATTATACATACTTTCATTAGTTACTAATGTTCTTCTTTGACCGTCTTTAGTACCAACTTTATTTATAAACCAACATAATTGACATTCTTTTGATACTATCTTAGCTAAACGTTTATTAGTTTGTAAATCATATCTTATATAACTTTTACCTGTTTCATCTATTAATTCTTCTTCATCACTATGGCAAATATAAACAAAACTCCAACCTACTGCTTTCATTGGTGAGAATAATTCACTATATAATTTATCTATTAAAGCATACCCACCATTAAAACTTTTAACATCTGACATAAAATCTTTATTATATTTATTTAATATATGACTTGTTATTATCTCTCCTAATCTTGTTAATGTATCTATTATACATACACCACCAAATTCTTCATATGCTTCTTTTGTAGCTAATACCCTAGTTACCTCTAATAAGTCTTTGTAAGAAGAAACTGGTACATCATTTGAACATAATGATGCCGAACTACCATATTCACAAGCTAATAATATATGTTGTCCTTCAAACAATGCACTTGCTAATGTAGTTTTCCCAGCATCAGGTGTTCCATATAATATCATATTATAATTTCTTAAATCTACACTTACTTTCTTTTTGCTATTTTCTTCTTTCATTTTTTTAAGACTATCTAAACTAAATTTTGCCATATATTCATCTCTCCATTCATTGAATTTATTTTATTTATATCTTTATTATACTTATCTTTTTATATATTGTCAATAGTTTAGGGAGAAATTAATCTCCCTATTTATTTTAACTAGAATGGTAAGTTCATTCCACTTCCACTTTTCTTAGCACCAAATCCTCTTGGAGCAGTTTCAACAACTTTTCCTTCGTTTTCTTTAAGTTCTTCTATTTTTTTATTTAATGCTTGAACTCCTTCACCTATTGCATTAAAGTCAAATGCAGGGTCACCTTCATATTCACTTTCGTCCATTACAAATCCACCTATTAGTTTTATTTCTTTAACTAATTTAGTTGAAGGTTCAAATGTTGGCACATTACCAAATCCTCTTTTTTCTTTTTTATCTACTTTTTTAGTTTCTTGTTCTATTCTTAACATAGGTTGAACACCTATTTCACATACAACACCTTTAACAAATTCTTCTTCACAATATTCTAAAGCACCTTCCATTTCTAAATCTCTTAGGAATAAATCAAATTTTTCTACCGCTACACTATCAGGTATTTCTTCTCCCATTCTATTTGTGTAACCATTTCTAAATTCTGGTACATAAAATTCTAATTTTAAACCTACAACTTCTTCATCACTATCATATAATCTTTGTGCGTCACTTGCACAAACCCCTCTTAAAGTTCCTTCTATATAAGGTTCTCTAGTTGCTCCCTCTTTAGCTCTATTGAAAAAGTTTGTAGTTAATCTGAAAGTTGTTACTAATTCTCCATTACTCATATATCTATTGTTAGTTAATTTAACTCCTTTATTTGCATATACAAAATCAACTTCTTCTTTAGTTGCAACAGTTGTACTTTCGTGTTTAACTGGTTGTGCGTCTTTTCTCATTCTCTTATCACAAAATTGACTATCAAGTGATTTATATTCTTCGTTTACTGTCATTAAACTTTGATATATTTTATTTGGTTGTCCTGAACTTGTTAATTTATTAGCAAATGCCTCTAAATCCACTCTTTCTCCGTCATTTTCTCCAACTTGTAAAGTTAATCTAGCTGAAATATACTCATTTCCTGTACTAGTTTTACCTAATGTTATAGTTTTTGCTATTAAATATCCTCCAACTTTTATATTGTTATTTTCTAAATTTGCCATATCTATACACCTTTACCTTTCTTTTTTTGTATTTTTTTATTTATATCTTTATTATACTTGCCATTTTATATTCTGTCAATACTTTTTAAAAAAAATTAATCATTTATTTTTACTTCATATAAATATAAAGCATCATATAACTTTTGTGGAATAAAATCTCTATATTGGTCTGCTACTTCTTTAATATAACTTTCTTTTTCTCTTTTATATACTTCAAATGCGTCAAATGGATTATCATACAAGCCAAAATATTTTTTATTAATAGAACAAACACTATATTTGTTACCCTTTTGAGTAACTCCAATAGGTAAATCTCCTCTTAATGCATCTGACTTTGTAAATAAATAATTTATTCTTTGTGGCACAAATATCATTGTTTCTCTTGAATAAATTTTATTATTCAATCCATATACTCTGCTTAATATATCTTTATCTAAATGCATTAGTTCCCCATTACATTCATAATAATTTTCATCATACCATTTTCCATAATTTTGAAAATTTAATAAATATTCTTCAACTATTACATTTATATATGTTGGAAATTCATTTAATCTATAAGGATTATAACACCTATTTATCATAGAACTCCATGTTTTATATCTATGTGTTAATTCCCCATTTATTCTAGTTGTATAGACACCTTCTCCTAAATATCCAACTCCACAAGTTCTTTTTTCAAAAGGACATTTTACTGTTCCTTTTTCAAATTGACTATAACTATTAATTTTAACAATACAATCATATTCTTCAAAATAAATATCAATATCACGACTATTTCTACAAGCTATAATTTCCATTTTACTACCAAAATTATTATAGTTTATTTTTCCTACCTCTGCCATTATATCAAATCCTTATTAATAGAATAACATTTTATTAAATATTCTTCTTGCTAAATCTCCTTCTACACGTTCTATTTCTTCATTAGCAAATGTTTTTAAATTATGAACTACCATTGTTTCAGTTTCATTTACTCCTTCTGTTGTTGTAACTCGTTCTATGCTCAAACAAACAACATACATTTTCTTACCTATAACTCCTACTTTACAAGCATTTTTAGGCATTACATCTTTATATCTGTTAGAATTTATTATACTATAATCATTAAACATATTACATCTCTCCCTCTTCTAATTCATTTAATAATTCATCTATTTCTTCTTCTGTTAATATACTAAAAAAATCATCTTCAAGTAAGTCTTCTTTTAAAGTATTGTAGTTTAAATCAAAAACAT